GTGGTCGTAGCTCTTAGTGAACCAATTGCACGCGATTTTGTCAGTGGCTACGGAACTTGCCATCTTGAAAACTCCTAGATCGAAAGTGTCAGGCCCAAACCGGGGCCGCGACGAGCGGCCCCAATCCGGTGCCTATGTCGTCAATCAGGCCCGCGCGTTGAGCTTCACGAACGGGCTCAACGTGGCGGTGGACTTCTTGGGGGTCAGCGCCGACCGCCACCAGCAACGGCCGTCGTTACGCATCAGGAAACGGAAGGTCCGCTCGTTGTATTCGAAGCGGACGTGCATGGACTCGGCCGACTGCAAGGGCTGATAGGTGCCCTCCAGGTATTGCGACCAGTTGCCGAGGATGATGTCGCCGGTGTCGCCCACGGTCGGGCAGAACTCAGTGGCGAACGCGGGGCGGCCCAAGATCATGTCCGGGGCATCCTCGCGTGCCGACGGCATCCACACCGGCACCCCGGCGGTGCCGATCACCTGCACTAACTGCATGAGTTGCGGCAGGCAGTCGTGGTTGTAGAGCCAGATGGCGTCCTGATACCGCCAGCAGCGAGCCCGCATGTTCACGAGGTTCTCGTAAACAATGCTGTCCGCGTCCTGGCCGGTCTCCTTCGCAACAGAAACCGTTGCGGGAGCGTTGATGACGCCCTCAAACTGCCCGGCACCCGTGCCGTTGATCTTCTCGTTGAGAATCTTCGCGGCAAACTCGTCGCGGAATCCGGCCTCGATCAGGGCCGCAAAGCTGATAACCGAATCGGTCAAAAGCTCCTCAGTCGCGTAACTCAGGCCCATCAGCGGCGTGGCGGTCAGTTCGACCTGTTCGATCGTCATGCGGGACGCAGTAACGGCCTGCGTTTCGCTGCGACGGTAGCACACCAGTCCGCCGCTGACGCTGCTGGTATGATCCTTGTCGGTGCGGGCCGGAATGGCGATCTTCGGGGCCGTCATGGGGATGACGGTCGTGCGTCCGGCGGTCGGGTCGGCCTCGGCGGTCACGGCGAGAAGGTTCGGCAAGAAACCGGCGGGCACCAGGAACCCGCCATAGGGGTCGCTGTAGCTGCCGTGCTCGTCGCTGCCGGCGGCGGCACCGACGCGGCTGGACAGGTGCTTCAGCCGCGGGTCGTCAATGCGGCCGTCGATGCTGGCCTGCATCACCCCGGCAAAGAACTCGCGGGGCGTCTTGAATCCCTTTTGCGGATCGGACTCAAAGGTCGGCGTGGCGTTGCCCACCTTGGTCCCGACCTCTTCCGTGTCGGACGGCAGGGCGGCACAGGTCCGCTCCCACTCGGCCCGCTGATTCTCCGCGTCGATCTTGGCGTCGAGCCCCTTGGCGGTCTCGGCGTTCGCGGCGATGGTTTTCTGCTCGTCCTCAGTAAGCTCGCGGTCCTTGGCCGCGTCGAGGATCTTCCTGTTGGCGGCCAGCGTTTCGCGCTTCTGGTCCTGAAGCGCCTTGAGTCGGCGATTCATCGGAATCACTCCACGTTTACGGGGTTGGGATGCTCGCCGTGCATCCCGCCGTGGCGTGGAGATCGGCAAAAAGAAAAACGGCGGACGAAAAACGAACCCCCGGCAATGCCGGGTTGTTGGCTTCTCGCCCGCCGTGGCGTGACGGATAGCAGGTTTTGTATTTGCGGTGTTGGCCGTGGCCTTCACCGCGTCTATGCTGATTTAACCGGATTCGCCGTAAAATGTCAACTATCAATTCCGGCAATTTTCAAGGTCGCCTCGGCGTGCGAACGGACGGCGCGGGCCTGCTGCTTGCGCTTCTGTTCGGCGGTCATGCGGCCGATAACCTCGTCCAGCGTGGCAATGCCGTCCACCATGCCGGCCGCCAAGGCGTCGTCTGCCACCAGCATTCTGCCCTGCCCATAGTTCGCCTCCACGGACTTGGCGGTCGTGCCGCGACCCTTCGCCACGTCGGCGACAAATTGCCCGTAGTAGCGGTCCACCGTGGCCTGCAACGCGGCACGGGCCTCGTCCGTGAGCTTGTTTTGCCACAGTTCGGCCTTGTACTTTCCAGCAAAAATGTACTCGGTCTCCATGCCGATCTTCTCATCGAATCCGCTGGCGTCCAGGTGCGCGGTAATCGTACCAACGGAGCCAACCATGCCGGACGGTGTGACGTAGGCGGGACTCGTCTGAGACAGCAGGTAATAGGCCGCCGATGCCGCTTCAGCATTGGCCACGCCGACAATCGGCTTTTGGCCGCGGGCATCCCGAATCTTGGCCGCAAGTTCCGTCAGCCCGTAAACCTCGCCTCCTGGGCTGCTCACGTCGAGCACGATCCCGCCGATCGCGTCGTTGGCCAGGGCCTCATCGATAGCGGCCCCGATTCCCTGCGTCGTGCTGCCGCCGAAAAGCACGTCGAACAACCCGCCGCTCGAGCGCTGCCGGATCAAGCCCGCCACAGGGATGATTTGAATGGCGCCGGATATGCGTGGGGCGCGGGCCGCCGCGCGGGCCTGAAGCACGCCATCGAACGCCTCCACCTGCAACGGCAGCGGCGTCCAGTGCCGATATTCGGCCAACATTCCCGCCAGCGCGTCCGGGCGCACCGCCCACATTCGCGTGTAGTCAAGTAGCATGATTCGATTCTCCAAGGTACGGCCGCATGATGTCCAAATAGAACGCCACGCGGGAGGCTTTCAGGTCGGGAAGTTCAGTGCGAATCGTGTCGGCGGCCCCGGCAATCCGCTGTGATTCCGTCCAGACAGCATCGAGCATTCCGCTGGCATCCTCCACGCCGACCACGCTCAGCAGCGGAATAATCGCCTTGCGGCAGTAGTCGAGGTGCTTCGCGTAGAAGTCGTGGCAGTGTGCGGCCCACTTCTTCGGGTCGTTGGCGGCCTTGCTGGATCGCGCTTCGATGCCGCGGATTTCGGCAGCCGCCAACCGTTCGGCCACGTCACGGATCAGCGGCGTCAGGTCCGGCGTCTTATCGGCCGGCGTCTCCTCCGCGTCGGGCTCGGGTTCCGGTTCGGGGATCGGCTGCGTTCGCGTCTGTCGCGTGCGGCCGTTGGGCTGGCCGTTCTCGCCCGGCCCCATGTTCAGCGGGAAGCGTGGGGTATCGCCGCCCTCGATCGGGTTGCGGTCCTCCATCTCACGCGCCTCGTTGACCAACAACGAGCCGTTTTGAATACCAAGATTCTGCGCCTCGGCCCGGCTGGTGGCATCTCCACGCAACAGCGCATCGAGCACCAGCTTGGCATAGGTCGTATCGGTATCAGCGATCAGGTCACGGCTGACAGCCTGTTCCCACCGCACGCACCACGGGGCCACGGTGAACTTCACGAACTCCAACGACAAGTGCTCAATGTTGTTGAAGGTGGCACGGTCCAGAAAGTAAGCCAAATGCGGAGGCACGCCGAAGAAGCGGCAAATCTGTGCGCCGCTGAAATTCTGGCCGTCGATCCATTGCAAGTCGCGATTGGCGATGTTCAGCCCATTCAACTCCATGCCGTCCGTGAGGATCGGCGGGTTGCCCGCATTCTCTGCGCCTGCGTGAAGCGAACGCCAGCCGGCGCGAAACTCCCTGATCTTCTCCGGGGTCCACGGCTTTTCAGCCGGCCGCTTAATCCAGAATGTCGGCAACCCGCCGTTCTTGAACAGGGCCGAGCCGTGCGTTTCCTCGGCGATGGCCAGGCCGATGGCATTCCGCGCGTATTCGAGCACTGAGGCCCCGACGATGCCGTTGAGCGACAGCCCGCGCACGTGAAATACCTCGTCCTGCGTCAAGATGCGGTCGCCGCGGTCGGGCGTGCGATAGGTGTAACGCAGTCGGCCACTGGCCAGTTGTTCGACCTTCATCCGGTCGGGGTTCAGCGGCCACAACTCCAACCCATCGGGGCCAGTGACCTGTTGACAATAGAAGTTGCCGCGTAGCGACAGATGGCACATGCCCATTTCCCGCCACTCAAACGACGTTTGCCAGGAGTTTGGCCGGTCATGCAGGACGGTCCACAACGGATCGTCGGGCGCAACGTCCTTGTCGCGTGGGTCGTCGGCACTCCGACGATAGACGCGGAACGGCAGGGTCGCCAGCACTTGCGCCAAGAGACGCACGCAGCAGAATACGGC